GAGAGAAACCAAGAATTTGAACTCAGAAAGAAGTTAAAGAGTGAATACACTTTTTACGCGGAAAAGATTTTAAGGATCCGTACAAAGGAAGGGGCTATTTTACCTTTTATTCTTAATGACGTTCAACAATATATCCATAACACTCTCAGCGAGCAAAAAACCAAAACCGGTAGAGTCAGAGCCATAATCCTTAAAGGGAGACAACAAGGGTGCTCCACTTATGTCGCCGGAAGGTACTACCACAAAACAACACACTCAAAAGGTCTGAGGACTTTTATTCTTACACACGATACAAAAGCTACATCAAACCTATTTGAGATGGTTCAAAGGTATTATGAGCATACGCCTGAAGCGCTTAGACCGGTTCTAGGCACATCAAATCAAAAAGAGCTATCTTTTTCTTTATTAGACAGTGGCTATCATGTAGGAACCGCCGGGTCAAGAGGGACAGGCCGATCAAACACAATTCAATTATTCCACGGTTCCGAGGTTGCTTTTTGGCCCCATGCGGCTGAACACGCGGCGGGTGTCTTACAGGCCATACCAGATGGAGAGGGCACAGAAGTTATTCTTGAGTCCACTGCTAACGGTATGGGTAACTACTTCCACCAACAATGGTGTAAAGCTGTAGCGGGTAAAGGAGATTTTATAGCAGTATTTATTCCATGGTATTGGCAAAAAGAGTATATAAAACCTGTACCGGAAGCTTTTGTTCTAGACGAAGAAGAGATAAGCTATATGGACACCTATGATTTAACTCTCAACCAGATGGCTTGGAGACGGGCGAAGATTGAATCTCTTGGGGATCCCTTATTATTTAAACAAGAATACCCCGCTACCCCTGATGAAGCGTTTCAGTTTTCAGGGGTTGATAGTTTCATATCTTCTGATATTGTCGCGAAAGCTCGAAAGAATCCAGAGTTTAGCACTTATGGGGCCATAGTAGCGGGATATGACCCCGCTAGAGACGGTAAAGATAGAGACGCGCTTATATATAGACAAGGTGTAAACGCTTTCGGGTTGACGTATAAAGACTTCAGAACTACCCCTGAAAGGATCGCTTTCTGTAAACAGGTCCTAGACAATCCGATCATAAGGCTCGATACGCTTTTCTTAGATTACGGCGGTGGGGGGTATGAGATTGGAGGGATGTTAGACGAGGCCGGATACGGAGACAGAATCAGAGTTATTAATTCCGGTACAGGAGCCGATAAAGCCCACCTATATAAGAATAAGAGAGCCGAGATGTGGGGGGACATGAAAGCGTGGCTTACAGATAAAAACGTTCCTGTACATATACCTGACGACAATTCGTTACATGCTGATATAGTGGCCCCCGGGTGGAAATACGATTCTAACACTAAGATACAACTCGAATCAAAAAAAGAAATAAAGAAACGAGAGCTGTTATCTCCTGACGGTGGAGACGCGCTCGCGCTCACATTCGCGCAAACAGTGATTAGAGACCATATAATGAGTACGGGTGAAACGCATTTAACAGAAACGAACTATGATATTTTTGAGGGGGTATGAATAAAGCATGTGCACCGCGTCAGCTATAGAAGATTTCGAAAAGGCTACGGGAATAGAAACGGGTCTTAAGAAAAGCTTTAAGAACCCTTTCAGGATAGATAAGCCTAAAGTTCCTGTTGTTACTGATCTTGATGTAAAAGCTAAAGAGCTTGAAGCTCGTAGAAGAGAAGTTTTTAGACGATTAAGACAAAATATCCCTCCGGGGAGTCGATCGTCTACGTTATTAACAGGGGGCGCGGGCGTAACCGGTCCGGTTCCCGGAACACCGAAAACGCTATTGGGGTCGTAATCGTGCCAATAATAAATGATCTTGAAAAAATAAAAAGTAAAGCAACCTCTCTTCAAGCGGAGTTTGACGCTAATTGGAGACCTCATCTTAAAGAGATCTCTCAATACGTTCTACCGAGGAAAGGGCGTTTCCTAGATGATAATGACGCTCCTAACGATGGTAAGAAGAGACACCAAAAGATAATTGACGGTGTAGCTATAAAAGCTCTTAGGACTCTAGGCGCGGGTATGCAGAACGGTTTGACTTCGCCCTCCCGTCCTTGGTTTTTACTAGAGTCTCCAATTCCCGGGCATAGAGATATAGAGCGCGTAAAAGCTTGGTTGAGTAAAGCCCGGTCTATAATGCTTACGGTGTTTAGTAAATCGAATTTTTACAATTCCGCCCATTCAACATATTTAGAGCTCGGCGCTTTTGGTACAGGAGCTATGTTGATAGAAGAAGATTTTGAAAACGGAATCCACTGTTTCCCGTTTACTACAGGGGAATATTGTATCGGGGCAAACGATAGAGGCGTAGTGGATACGTTTAAAAGAACTATCTGGATGCAAGCTAGGAACGTGCTTAATATGTTCGGTAAAGAAAACGTGTCAGATAGTATTCTCAGGTCTGTGGATAACAAACAAAAATATGAGTGGGTTAAAGTGATTCATTTTATAGAGCCCAACGCTGAAAGAGATATAAGTAAATCAGACAACGTTAATATGAGATACAGATCCATCTATTATGAAAACGGAGGAAACGCGGCGAAAGGAAAGGTTTTAAGTGTGTCCGGCTACAATACTTTCCCCGCACCAGTCCCGAGATGGCTGGTTACAGGGTCGGAAGTGTATGGCCAGTCCCCCGCTATGGAAGCTCTTGGGGATGTTAAGCAACTCCAAAAAGTTCAAGAGAAAAAACTTAAAGCTCTTGATAAGATAGTGGACCCACCTATGAACGCACCGGCTTCTATGAAGAACAGACACACAACCCTCGTACCGGGCGGAGTTACTTTTGTTGACAGCGTTGGGGGACAGGGGCCTTCTTTTACACCGTCTCATGTTCCAAACGTCAACTTCCAAGCTGTTCTTAGTGAAGTAGAAGCTTTAAAAATTTCTATAAACGAATTTTTCTTTGCTGATCTGTTTTTATTGTTGTCCGATCCTAGAGCCAGAAAAGACATGACGGCGACAGAAGTTATAGAGAGACAACAGGAAAAACTCGCTATACTCGGGCCTGTTGTAGAAAGGATGCACTCTGATTTCCTTTCACCGATCATAGATAGAGTGTTCGATATACTATTAAGAAACGGACTGTTTCCTCCGCCTCCGCCAGAATTGGCCGGATTAAATCTTAAAGTAGAAATGGTGTCTTTACTAACGCAAGCACAAAGGTTATCAGATACCATTAACATAGAGAAGGCGGTATCTTTTATAGCGGGGTTATCGTCTATAGATCCACAAGCGGTTGATAAACTTAACACGGATAAAACCATAGATGAGTACGGCAATCTGATAAATCTCCCCGCAGATATTATTAACACAGATGAAGAAGCTTTTGAAATACGGGAGGCGAGGAGAATCGCCGAGCAACAAGCGAATATGGCGGATAACCTTCAAAGAGCTACAGAGGGGGCTAAGACTTTATCAGAGACGAGCCTTGAAGGAGATACGGCTTTAAACGCTGTAGTACAAGGAGCGCAAAATGCCTAACAATAAAGCGGCCACCACCGAAAAAGAAGAAAAAGATTTTCAAGATGAAGAGGGGAAGCAAAGAGAGATTGAGCTCTCAGACATAAGACACGTTTTAAATTCGGATCAAGGGACTCGATTCGCTAAAAGATTGATAGAACAGGGGGGCTTATTTAAAGTAGAATTTACAGGGAATTCGAAAGTCCATTTCAATGAAGGGATGAGAAACTTTTCCCTTTGGGTGTTTAATGAAATTATAACAGCTCTAGAAGACCACCCCGATTTACGGGGTAAAATAGCAGAAGTGTTATTAAATAAAGAGGAGGTATAAAAGTAATGAGTGAAGCAACAGAAAAAGCTCCGGTAGCCGAGCAGGGTAACACCGATTCCGGTACGGGCCTTAAGACAGCGCCAGAAACAAAGCTCCCCGAGACTTCGGAGTCGAAACCGGTAGCAGAAGGGGTCACATTATTAACGCAACCAACAGGGGATGAAACCCCACCAACGCCCGTTGAAGGGGCTCCTGAATCTTATGGGGATTTTACCGTTCCCGAGGGATTTGAACTTGGAGAAGATAAAGTGGCCACGGTTACGGATTTAGCGAAGAAGCTTAATCTATCCCAAGAAAACGCTCAAGAGGTTGTCAACGCTTATGCGGGGCTTATAGCCAAAGAAACAGAGGCGTATAACGCTAAAGTAGAAGCGTGGAAGCAACAAACTCAAGGGGATCCTGAGATCGGAGGCCCGGCGCTTACAGAGAATTTAGCTTTCTCAGCTAAAGCGATTGAGCGGTTTGGCGGGGACGATCTTAAAAAGATATTAAGCGATTCCGGGCTAGGTAATCACCCGGTGTTGGTAAAGGTTTTTTCAAAAATAGGTAGAAGTATCGGCGAAGACAAAGTTGTAGCCAGTGAAACTGGGGCAGAGCAGAAAGAGGGCGGTGTTTTAAAAGCCCTCCCCCAAGGGGAATTCAAATAACAAACTGATTATAAAGGAGGGCTATACACATGGCCGAAATAGGTGTAGAATATAATTTACTAGATTTACATAGGGAAACGCTCAATAACGGAGAGCTCGCCAAGATTTACGACATGATAACTCAGACCAACGAGATCATGAGAGATCTTATCATGATCGAGGCTAATGACGGTACGGGGCATAAACACTCAGAATTGACAGGGCTCCCTACGTCATATTACAGAGCTTTGAATCAAGGGTATCCAAAAAGCAAAGACTCCACAAAGATAGTAAGAGATACTATCGCTAAACACGGTGGTAGGTTTACCGCGGATAGAGCTTTAGCGAAATTGTCGGGGAACCAAGCGGAGTATATGGCTCGAAAAGAGATGAATTTTATGAAATCCATAATTGAGACGTTAGCTACAGTGACGTTCTATGGGAATTCAGATACAGATTCAGATCAGTATTTTGGTATACATACAAGACTCAGTGTTCCTTCAGGCGATAGGACTAATGCGGGATACAACATTGTAGATGGCGGGGGCGTTGGGGCTGATAACCTGAGTATGGTAGGTGTTGTGCACAGTGCAGACACTATACACGGTATTTACCCTAAAGGATCTCAGGGTGGTTTACAAATCGACAGATTTAACGATGTTCTTGTTGATGATGATTCGGCTTCAGGGTCCGGTAAGAAATTTGTCGGGCACGAGCGTGTTCTTGAACAAGATATGGGTTTGGCTGTTCCAAGTTGGAGAGGAATTACGAGGGCGTGTAATATAGACGTTTCTCTTTTAACGCCGGATATTTCTACGGGTGCGGATCTTGGATTGCTGTTGGCGAGAATGGCCTTCAGGATGATGGGCGTACCGGGTAAGAAAGTGTTTTACGCTAACGCCACTGCGATTTCAATGCTCTTTCAGCAAAGAATGAAATCTGTTGGCGGGCAAGTCGGGCATAAAGAAGTTGACGGGCAGCAGGTGTATGATTTCCAAGGTATTCCGATCAAATTATGTGATGCGTTAGTGAACACTGAGCCTACCGTCACTGGAACATTTAGCCCAGTTTAAGAAAAAAAAAGATTATAAATATTTTTACAAA